CCCAATTTTGGGTCAAAGACTTACAGCATCACTTAATACAACAGCTTCATCAAAGTTTCATGAGTATTCTGTAAAACAAGCAAATGAAAGTATTAAAAAAATTAAAGCACTTCAGCTTGCAAAAATTAATCTTCAATTAGATGAACTGCCAACAGTTCTAAATAAAATGATTAGTGAAGCAAAAGATGAGAAAGAAGTTTTAGCAATACTGGATACAAAAAATAAACAATCTTTAGTCAATCTTCAAAAATTTAATTTTATAAATGCACTTGCACCTTATGCAAAAAATGTAACGACATATAATACAAATCTTAAAAAGTTTGATGATCAAGTTGCAAAAGTAAAATCTAATTACATTTTATCACAAGCTTCAATCAAAGGACAAGAAGTTAAGTTAGCTAGAGCCGTTAGAAAGAACAATATGCAAAATGTAGATTACAGAATTAAAGCTATTGTATCGAGCATGACAGTTGAGGAAAAATTAGAACTTAATAAAAATCTAATAAATCAAATTGATCAGAGAATACAAATTGATGACAAAGAAGATAAAATTATTACAAAAGAAAATGAAGGAAAAATATCTGATCTAGAACTTAAAATACTTGAAAATTTAGGTGAGAAAAATAGAAACCTAGAATCAGCTAGAAACAATCTTACAAAACTAAAAACTCTTGATCGAGATAAACATGATGCACTTTTTAAAAATTTAGTAAAAGTAGAAGATGAAGATGACCCAGAAATAAAAGATTTTTTACAAGACTTAGCTGATAGAGGAGTTATTACACTAGAACTGATTAGTTCAAATAGCGATAAGCTTACTGGAGAAACTATTGATAAACTAAGAGATCAATGGGTTAAGAACCAAAACAATGATTTAAAACTTGCCAAGTCTTATTTAACAAGCAAATTAAACGAAGAGTTTGAAGGATTTAATCCAGCAGTATTAGATAATATGCAAAAGAAAAATAGGTTTTTAAAGCCTATGGCACAGTACAAACAAATATCTTTTGTTTTAGAAAATGAATTAGACAAAGCTATAGCTCAGAAAAAAGAAATAGATTTAAAAAGCATCGTGGATAGAGAGTATAATAATTACAAAAATAATATTTTAGATGCACAAAAGAAAAAATTTAAAGAAAATGCAAATACTGTTTTATCTCAGCTTAAACAATTCATGGGGAAAGAACTGCCCCAAGTAAAAGAGATCCAAGAAAATGAATTTTTAAAAATTAATAATTTTATTATAGCCAACAAAAAAAAGCTGAAAGATAAACTTGGAGAAGCCAAAATTGGTGGCTATGAAAAAACATTAGAGAAGGTTTTACAACCATGACAGATGTCTATAAAGCCATACAAGAATTTAATCAGATGAGAGATACTGGAGAAACAATAGACTACAGTTTTGGTAAAGAAACTTCTATTGGTTTAGAAAATGGTGAGAAAGTTAGATACAGTTCTTTTGGTGAAGCAATGGAAGGTATTGGTATGACACTTACTGGTATAGCTGGTGGTGCTACAAGTGCTACTCTTGGTCTTCCTACTGATATTGCTGGTCTATTTGTAGGCATAAAAGATGCTGTTTCTGCTGAAGAAGGTAAAAGAATAGATGCCTTTGTTAATGGGTTTACTGAATTCTCTAAAGCTAACCTGGGTTCAGAATATTATCGAGGTATCTTTGATAACTTTGTTGATAGCTTTGATGTTGATCCTAAATTAAAAGAAGATGCTAAGTCAGGATTTGGAGCTGGTGAGTTTGGTGGAGTTGGTGGTGCTGTAAAGGTCGGTGTTACAAAAGGACCAAAGGTAGTAAAAAAAGGTTTAGAAAAGATTGGTGAGAAAGCTCAACAAGAATTAGATTTAGATACTGGTGGTGCAACTTTATCTATGAATGCTGTAGGTAAAGCAGATAAATTAATCAAACAAGGTTTAGCAAAGTTAAAAAAACCAACTGATAAAGAAGATGGTATACTTGCGTTTCATGGTAGTGGTGCAGATTTTGATGAATTTAAATTAAGTAAGATAGGAACTGGCGAAGGTAGTCAAGTTTTTGGATATGGTTTATATTTTACTGATAGCAAGGACATAGCTAAGTTTTATAAAAATGCCGAGTTAAAAAGTCAGAATGTAGAATTTAATGGTAAACCTATTAAGTTTTTATCAGACAGCCAAGATATAGATAATAAAACAGTTATATTAGGCAAAATTAGAGATCGTATTTTAAGTGGAAAACACAATTCAAAATCAGCTATAAATAACGTAAAATTCGAGTATGAGCAATCTATAAATAATAGTTTTGACTTATCAAGACCACTTAATAAAATTGACAAAATGAATTATGATTCAATGAAATCAGATTTAGATTATATAGATTCATTAGATGCAAACGATTTTAAATATAAATCAGGTAAAACCTACGAAGTTAATATAAAAACTGTAACTGATAATTTAATAAACAATGACATTCCGATTAATGAACAATCTAAAAATATGCAAGATAAGGTTCAAGAAATAATTAAAATTATGCCATTTGCTGAAAATAGATTTTTCAAATTAGATTTAAATCTTAATGGTGGTTTATTTAGACAAGAATTAGAAAGTCAGGTTACAGCTGGTATAAATAAAATAGCAGATAATAATGTTAAGCGATTAAAAAAAGAAATAAGCCAAATTGATTTTGAGAAAATGATTAATGAAGATCCTTTTTTGAAATTAGTAAATAGTAAAATGTTAGATGATAAAACTGTCACTGGATATATAGGCAACCCATTAGGCAGTACTCCAAAGATTGCATCTGAAATAATGAATGATTTCGGTATCAAGGGTATTAAATATAAATCAGGACAATTAACAAAAGGGCAAAAAGATTCAAAAGCAACTAACTTTGTTATATTTGATGATAAAATCATAGATATAATCGCTAAATATGGAATAGTTGGTCCAGTCGCTGTTAGTTCTTTAGGCTTATCTAAACAAGGAGATGCTGATGAATCTTAAAACGATAACTAAGTTTCTCAAAGAGTTTGGTACTGAAGCTGAGAAAAGAACTTATGGTGATGCTCCTGAAGAACTCATAACTCCTACTGATCGTGGTGATGTTATTATCAAAGGTCTAGATGATAGTGATATCAAAGCTTTAAATAAAGCATTAGAAGAAGATGGATACAAAGGTCCAGGCATCAATATGGGTAGACTTGGAGAATTGTTTGATCAAAAAGGTCAGCTCAAACTAAATTTATTTGAAGGTAATATCGAGCAATCT